TTTATATGTAGAAAACTGTTCTGAAAGATCAGAACATGGTATGCCTTTGTATGATTCAAGTGAGGAATACTATCAAGAAAATAAAATGTTTATTCAGCATAAATATTTTGAACAAGATAAGTAAAATAATAGTTGCAATCTGTTTGTGTTCTATGTTATTCTATATGCTTGAGACGAGTTTATGGTATCTAGTACCTATAACAAGTATAAACAGCATGGACGAATAACATATGAACGCAAAGAGAATGAAGAAAATTAGAAGGTTAGTCAAACCTATTCAAGTTGAATGGGTGCGTAGTTTATTGAACGAAGAAGAAGCAGAGAAAGTAAATCTATCTAACATAGATACTATGCTTTCTAAACAAACACATTTTATGGTCAAAGGAACTATGTACCTATCTGCAATGACTGATAAATGGATAGTCAAATATATTAAAAAGTATCCTAACATCACTTGCTTCAAAGATATGGTAGGTATTCCTGAACTTAAAAAGAAATTAGATTTAGGATGGTAAAAAAACCTTGACATTGTATTTTTGTGTATGATACAATGTCATCATTGAGAACAGTTAAACATATTCCCCTTGTTTTTGTAGTCTATCTCCGTTTAACTCGCATCAACTAAAGCGCACTTCCGAGAGTAAGTGGTTCTCAAAACTCTCACTTTCTTTTAACACTAGCCATATGGAGGATTGAACGATGGCAATTTTAGATGGAACAGGTTATTGGTGTTCAATAACCACACCAAACACAAAGTTTGAACCAGTTTATAGTGTCAACTTAGTTGTTGATGAAGAAACTGCAAATGATTTTGCGTCTAGAGGACACAAAGTTAAACAGATGGAAGAAGGTCCTGCGCTAGTTATCAAGCGTAAAGTTAACGGACCGAAGGGAATGGTAAGACCTGCACCTCGTTTAATTGATGTCAACAAACAACCTTTAGATGTAGCCGTGGGTAATGGTTCTAAAATTCGTGTGCAGTACAACGAATACAGTGGAACAGGTGCTTATGGTCCTTATCAAGGATTAGATTTACAAGCTGTTCAAGTTGTAGATTTAATTCCTTACAAGAACGCAGATGGTTCTGAGTTCTTTGAAGATGGAGAAGGTGGAGAGGAGTTTTAATATGGAAGAAGAAACTCAAAAACCTTTTACTATTGATGGTGTGCAAATAAACCCTGATGAATTATCAGAGCAAGGCAAGCATATTGTAGCTAGGCTTCACAAGTTAGCTAACGAAAGAAATTTATTGCTTGTTCAGCTACAAGAAAAAGAGATAGTAATCAAGGCTTTTCGTAATCAACTTATTGCAGATTATCAAGAAGATGAAGCCGTTGAAAAGGAGGACAAAGAAGCGGTGAATAACTAAAACATAAGAGGTAGTCTACACGATACCTCTTTTTTTTCTAAGGAGATAGAATGGAAACAAAATTTGTAAAACATAAACAACCTTGTCCATTATGCAACAGTAGTGATGCTGTTTCTGTAAATGAAAATGGTTCAGCAAAATGTTTCAGTTGCAATAGTTTTATTCCTAATTATGACAGACCTATGCAAACACAACCAGTATCAGTAGTTTCATCACAACCTAAAATAGAAAGTGTAGAGTTAAGTTTCAATGCTCTTACTGACCGAGGTATATCTAGAGATACTGCTGTTAAGTATGGTGTAAAAAGTGAAATGTTTGCAGGTAAAATAGTTAAACATATCTATCCTTATTACAAAGGAACAGATATTGTAGGAACTAAAGGCAGGAATGTAGAAAAGAAAAACTTCTACTGTAACGGAACGCTAGAAAACACAGGACTATTCGGAGAACAGCTATTCAAACACGGAGGTAAATACCTCACTATTACAGAAGGAGAGTGTGATGCTATGGCAGTTTACGAAATGTTCAAAGGTAACTGGTCTGTGGTTTCACTGAAGCGTGGTGCTAGTGCTGCTGTTAGAGATATACGAGAGAGCATAGAGTTTGTTGAGTCATATGACAATGTTGTGCTTTGCTTTGACTCTGACAAGCAAGGCAGAGAAGCAGCTAAGAAGGTAGCTAAGATACTTAGACCAAACAAAACTAAGATCATGACTTTACCAACAGAGTATAAAGATGCCAACGATATGCTCAAAGCTAAAGCATTTAAAGAGTTTAACAAATCTTTTTGGGAAGCCAAAACTTATACTCCGTCTGGAATACTAGAGCTATCAAGTAAGAAAGATGATTGGTTGAACAGAGAAGTGAAAGAGAGTGTTGCCTATCCGTGGGAAGGTCTTAACAAAAAACTCTTTGGTATGCGCAAAGGAGAGCTTGTAACACTTACAGGTGGTACAGGTCTTGGTAAGTCTAGTGTGACTAGAGAGTTAGAGCATTGGCTTATTAAGAATACCGAAGACAATGTAGGTATTGTTGCTCTTGAAGAGAACTGGACTAGAACTACTGACGGACTCTTATCTATTGAAGCTAATGACAGGATATATCTTAACGAAAAGCGTAATAAATATTCAGATGAAGAACTGTCTAATTTATTTGATAAAGTTATTCAGAAAGGTAGAGTATTTGTTCATGCTCATTTAGGTGCAACAGATATAGACGAGATCTTTTCTAAGCTACGATACATCATAGTTGGTTGTGAATGTCAGTGGGTTGTAGTTGATCACTTACATATGCTAGTCAATGTGATGACAGAAGGAGACGAGAGACGAGGTATTGATAGTTTAATGAATCGTCTAAGATCTTTGGTAGAAGAAACAGGAGTAGGTATGATTCTTGTTTCACATTTACGAAGAGCAACAGGAGATAAAGGACATGAGAAAGGTGTAGAAGTTTCTTTGTCTCACTTAAAAGGATCTCAAGGTATTGCACAGTTATCTGATTGTGTGATAGCATTAGAAAGAAACCAACAGGCAGCTAATAAAAAAGAAGCCAACACAACAAAGGTCAGGGTTTTAAAGTCAAGATATACAGGAGATACAGGACTAGCTTGCCAGTTAGTTTATGACTCTGATACAGGAAGATTGTACGAAGATACTGACCAAGAAACATTTGACAACGAGGTTACAGATTATGAGTTCTGAAATAGTATTCGATATTGAAACAGACGGATTGAAACCTACTAAACTGTGGTGCATAGTGGCTAAGTCTACAACAGGAGAAATACAAAAGTTTCCACCTGATAAAATACAAGAAGGTATAGAGTATTTAAAAAGTGCAGACACTTTGATAGGTCATAATATTATAGGTTATGACATTCCTGTAATCAGAAAACTATATGGAGTAGAGCTAACTAATAAAGTTTATGATACATTGGTTGTGTCTAGACTTGCTAATCCTGCACAAGAAAACGGACACAGTTTGAAAAATTGGGGATTTAAAATTGGTTACCATAAATTAGAATCTCCTGATTCGTTTGAAGAATACACACCTGAAATGCTAAAATATTGTGCGCAAGATGTTCTTTTAAATGAGTTAGTTTATGAAAGATTGAAAAAAGATACTGTTCTTTTTGATAATGAATCCATAGACTTAGAACACAAAGTTGCAGTTATTATTCAACAACAGCGTGACAATGGTTTTGCTTTTGACGAGAAAGCTGCTATGACTTTACTTGCAGATTTACAACACAGAATGGAAGAAGTTAAAGAAGAAGTTAGAGTTACATTCAAACCTAAATTAGTAGACGATAAACTTGTTACACCTTATGTAAAGAAAGATGGAACATTATCTAAGCGTGGACTTACTGATGAAGAGTACGACAACTGCTTGTGGTTTGGAAACAACGAACCATTCATGCGCAAGAAGTTAGTTGAGTTTAATCTTGGCAGTCGTAAACAGATTGGAGAATACTTAACAGACTTTGGTTGGAAACCTAAACGCTTTACACCTACTGGTCAACCTATTGTAGATGAAGGAACTCTTAAAAAGATAAAGCACATACCTGAAGCAAAGTTGATAGCAGAGTTTCTGTTACTGCAAAAACGCATAGCTCAAATATCTTCTTGGATAGATGCTGTTGAAGACACTAGAATACATGGTGCTGTAATATCTAACGGAGCTATCACAGGACGCATGACGCATCGAAGTCCAAACACAGCTCAGATTCCGAGCCTGAGACAACCTTATGGTAAGGAATGTCGTGCTTGTTGGACAGTAGATGAAGGTAATGTTTTGTTAGGTATAGATGCTTCTGGATTAGAACTAAGAATGTTAGCACACTATATGAATGACGAGGAGTTTACTAATGAAATTTTAAATGGTGATGTGCATACTGCCAACCAAAAACTAGCAGGTCTAAAAACTAGAGATGTTGCTAAGACTTTTATTTATGCTTTAATGTATGGAGCAGGAGACGCTAGGCTCGGTAATGTAATGAACGCTAGTGCTAAAGCAGGTAAGAAAGCCAGAGAGTTATTCTTTGAAAACAAACCTGCATTTAAAACTTTAAACGATAAAGTAAAACAAACTGCTATGGTCAGAGGTTACTTAAAAGGATTAGATAAAAGAGTATTGTGGATTAGAAACGAACACGCATCTTTAAATACTTTATTACAAAGTGCAGGAGCTATCGTTATGAAGAAAGCTTTAGTTATCTTTGACAACAAATTAAGAAAACATTGGTTAGAGCATATGTTTGTAGCTAACATACATGATGAATGGCAAATGGAAGTTCCTAAAGAACACGCTAAAACTATTGGAGAACTTGGAGTCAGTTCTATTATAGAAGCAGGAGAAGAATTTAAACTACGCTGTCCTTTGGATGGTGAATACAAGTATGGGAGAGATTGGAGTGAAAC